GAACGTGCAGGTGTCTCCGGCTACAATAAGCCCAAGAGAACGCCTAATCATCCCACGAAGTCACACGTTGTAGTGGCTAAAGAGGGTGACAAGATTAAGACCATTCGTTATGGTCAACAGGGTGTCAAAGGTGCAGGTAAGAATCCTACGACTGCGGCAGAGAAAGCCCGTAAGAAATCCTTTAAGGCACGTCATGCTAAGAATATAGCTAAAGGTAAGATGTCAGCGGCTTATTGGGCTAACAAAAGTAAATGGTGAAATAAATGTCTGATTCTAATTTAGATTTCTCAGGGTTGTTCAATGGTGGCGGGGGTTTTACTCTAGACCCTACTAAGTTCGACTTTAGTGGCTACAATCCCGAGCCTGAGAAAAAAACTGTCGTTGACCCTTTAGACGTCGTCAGTAATGAGACTCCTGACGTTACCGTTAAGATTGACGAGAAAAAAGGTGACGTTGGTTTATTGTCAGCCGAAGCCGATAATCCTCCTTCGGGAACTAACGGTGTGGTCACTACGGCTCCTACCGCAACACCTGAGACTCAAACTACTGTTACTCCGACTACTACTGCTTCGACAGTAGCGCCTACAGGTATGAACTTTGGTGTAGACCCTATTCAAGTAGAAGGTACTTCCATTGGTAATAATTCGTATGATTTATTCCCTGATTTAGACCCTTCTAAGCCTTTTGAGGAACCTTCGGCAATAGGAGCGGACGGGAAGTACCAAGCTTGGGACGAAGACCCTGGGTTTGACAACGCGGCTGTTGGTGATGGTTTCTCTATGGACTTTAGCTCTCCTTATACATTAGAGGAATTAGCGGACCCTAATACACAATATACTACTAGCGAATACTACCAACAGGCATTAGCTCGCCGAGAAAATGAAGTATCTGAATACTTAGGTACTCAACAGAACGAAATCTTTACTACCTTAGGTGTACAGCCTGCGGAAAACCCTATCTTTTCTCAGCAGAGCAGATTCCCTGTCCCTGAAGTCACAGCGGGCGACGCTACTGGTCTGGCCGTGATGGTGAATACTGACTATGTAGATTTCATGAATAGTTTACTGGCTTCCGAAGGCTCTTCTAAGTATGCCGAGCAAATGACGGAAATGGAAGGTAACTTCTTTGGGGGTTCTGAAAGAGAAGGCAAAGAGTACTCTCAGTTAGACTATTTGAAAAACTTAGGTTTACTGAGCGTATCTGGAGAAGGGAACACTGATGCTTTAGCGGCAAAAGGTAAATACGGCGGCTATAGTCTATATGAGTATAACCCTGAGACTAATCAATACGAAAAAACTTATGATAAAGAGACTAGTGCTTTAGAAGCCGCTATTCCCGTTGTTGCTGATGCTGTCCTAACGGCCGCCACTATTTTCATAGGCGGTCAGATGTTAGCACCTGCGGTATCAGCGGCTGTAAGCGCTACAGGTGCCCAGGGAGCTACAGCGGCCGCAATAACTAACGCTACAACAAGCGCTATAGCTCAACAGGTTATCACAGGTGATGTAGACCCTGTGAAAGTAGCTTTAGCGGGACTAGACGGAGCCATAGAAAGCGCAACAGCTCTCAACGAGGCGGCTAACTCTGATTTAGCAGGTGCTTTTTCTGACTTCGGTGCCGACAGCGTTGAGTACGCTAACGCCCTGACCGCGGCTAACGAGGCTACAGCAACACTAGACGTTTTGAACACTGTTAGTTCAAGCGTTGACCTTGTACAGGCTGTGGAAAGCGGCAATGTCATGGGTGCTGTCTCGGAAGGTTTGTCATTGTCTGAGATGGATAGTGTCGTTGACTACACTGAAAATTTAATAGCGGAATCTTTAGGCGCAACGGCTGGCATGGGTGTTGACAGTTCGTTTACTGAATGGGCTTTTTATAACTCAGACCATTTAGCACAAGCCACAGTTAAATTCGCAGAAACCTTCATTAAAGGAGGCGACTTAGAAACAGCTACACAGGCTTCCGTTATTGAGTACATCACGGACGGAGGTGGTGTTGAAGATTTAATTGGCGGAGGCGGTGACTTCGGTATAAACTTTGAGGTGCCCGAGGCTGTTGAACAAGTGGCTCAGTTTATTCTTGATGGCGCCAGTGCAATCAACAGAAACGTTATACAGCCTGTTGTTAACACAGTAGAAGCCGCGGGCTCAGGAGCTCTGGCGGCGGTTGGGGAAGCGGGTAACTTTGTAGCTGACGTAGGTGCTGACGCACTAGAGGTTGCAGGGGACGTCGGCCAGACTGCCCTAGACCTAGCCGGGGATGTCGGTGAGTTTGTCATTGAAAGTGGTGAGGACATCGCTCAGTTCCTAGGCGACGCAGGTGGCGAAGTAGCAGACTTTGTTGTCGATAACGGAGAAGCTATTGTTGACTTCCTAGGAGAGACTGGGACTGACGTAGCGACATTCCTTAAGGACAATGGTGAAGACTTTGGTAAGTTCATAGCGGACAGTGGCGAAGACTTTGTAAACTTCCTCACTGATAACGGGAAGGAACTAGCAGGATTCATTAAGGACTCTGGAACAACTATCGGTGACTTCCTGGTCGAAGGAGGCAAGGACTTCGCAGGATTCATCAAGGACAATGGAGAGGCCTTTGGAACATTCTTGAAGGACAACGGGGAAGCATTCGCAGGGTTTGTCAAAGAGAGTGGCGAAGGTATCGCTACGTTCTTAGTTGACTCTGGTAAGGACTTCGGTACATTCCTAGTTGACAACGGTAAAGCTTTCGGTGAGTTCATAACGGACAATGGTAAGGCCTTTGCAACCTTCCTAACAGACGGAGCGACTGACTTAGGCACTTTCCTTAAGGAAGGCGGAGAGAGTGTCGCTACGTTCATTACGGACAACGGTAAAGCCTTTGGTGAATTCTTGACTGATAACGGTAAGGAATTCGCAACTTTCATTACGGACACTGGAAAAGACATTGCAGGATTCCTTAAGGACGGCGGGGAAGACTTTGCTACCTTCATCACAGACAATGGTAAAGCCTTTGGTGAGTTCATTGTTGACAGTGGTAAGGACTTCGCAGGATTCATAAAGGACAGTGGGGAGGACGTTGCGGGATTCATAAAGGATAACGGAGAGGCCCTAGGTACTTTCATTACGGATAATGCTAAAGACTTCGCCACGTTCCTCAAGGACAACGGTAAAGACTTCGCAGGCTTCTTGAAAGACTCAGGCACAGCACTCACGGATTGGCTCACAGACGGTGGTAAGACATTTGCTACTTGGCTGAAAGATGGCGGCGAGGCGTTAGGTGCTTTCGTTACTGAGAACGGCAAAGAGTTCTTAGGATTCTTAAAGGATTCGGGAACAGACCTGGCGGCCTTCATTAAGGACGGTGCTGATGGTATAACGTCATTCCTAACGGACAACGGTAAAGCCCTAGGTGAATTTATCACAGACAACGGCAAGGCATTCGCCACGTTCATTAAGGACACAGGCACTGATGTCGCTACGTTCCTTAAGGATAACGGAGATGCTGTCGCAGGGTTTGTCAAGGATAACGGTGAGGCTTTCGCAGGTTTTATTAAGGATAATGGTAAAGCGCTAGTAGACTTTATTACGGACCAGGGGAAAGGCATCGGGGAGTTCTTAACGGACAACGGTAAGGCCTTTGGTACATTCCTAACGGACCACGGTAAGGCCTTTGGTGAATTCATAACGGACAACGGTAAAGCCTTAGGTGACTTCCTAGTTGACTCCGGTAAAGACTTCGCTACGTTTGTGACTGATAATGGCAAAGCCTTTGGTGAGTTCATAACGGACAACGGTAAAGCGTTTGGTGAGTTCTTGACGGACAATGGCAAAGCTTTTGCTACGTTCATAACGGACCAAGGGAAAGATGTCGCTGACTGGCTTGTTGAAAACGGGAAGGGCTTTGGGACGTTCATTACGGACCAGGCCAAAGCTTTCGGTGGTTTCCTTAAGGACGCAGGGACGGACTTAGGTACTTGGTTGAAAGACACAGGGACTGACGTTACGGACTTCCTGACTGACAACGGTAAAGCCTTTGTAGACTTTGTTACTGACAACGGTAAGGCTGTAGTAGACTTTATCAAAGACAGTGGTGATAGCATTGGTACATTCCTAACTGATACTGTTAAGGATATCGGCGGGTGGCTTAAGGATAACGGTAAGGAGTTTGGAGACTGGTTGACGGACAACGGTAAGGACTTTGCTACGTTCTTGACAGACTCTGGTGATTCTATTGCGTCATTCATTAAGGACAATGCTGAAGACTTTGCAGGATTCATTAAGGAACAAGGCGGAGCTATCGGAGACTTTGTAACGGAAGCTTTCGGTGACATCACTGACTTCCTTACGGACTCTGCTACAGACTTCACAGACTTCCTAACGGACGCAGGTATTGACGTTGCTGACTTCATTGAGGCCGCAGGTGATGACTTTACGGACTGGATTGAAAGCGCAGGGACTGACGTGGCGGACTTCTTGTCTGACTCCTACAAGTACATTAAAGACGACCTTATTGACCCTCTAGCGGAGATGGGCGGTGACGCCTTAGATGCTATTGAAGAGTTATTGTCAAGCGGTGCGGATTCCTTCGGTGACTTTATTGACAGTTCCGGTGAATTCTTCGGAGATATGATTGATGGCTTTGAAGGTATAGCAGGAGACTTGTTTGGTCAGCTACAGGACATCAACCTACTGAACATGCTTAATGGTCTAATGGATAGTCTACAGGGCGCTGAACGTGAACGTGCTGAATTCATTGCCTCTAAGATTGAGAATAAGCTTGACTTCTCGTACAAAGCGGAATTGGTTGACTTCGAGGAACTATCAACTAATGACCTTCTAACAGGTACAATATAGGAAACATAATGACATACTTAAATATGGTCAACAGTGTACTACGGAAACTCCGAGAGGACGAAGTAGCCACAATCAACGAGACTGACTATAGTAAGCTAGTAGGTGACTTTGTCAACGATGCTCTCAATGCGGTCGAGGCCGCTTGGGACTGGAGTTCTCTACGGGAAACCCTAACCATCACTACAGAGGCGGATGACGATACGTATCCGCTAGTAGGCTTTGGTATTCGTGGGGAACTCATGAGTGTCTACAATATCACTAAGAAGGCTGAACTACGGTATCAATCTAAGTCATACATTGTGGATAAGCAGGTACGTTCGACAACAACAGGTGTCCCTCGTTACTATGCCCTCAACGGCACTAACAGTAACAACGACACGAACCTAGTAGTCTACCCTAAGCCTGACGGTGTGTATACACTGGAAGCTAATGTAGTCCTACGAGGCGTTACGTTGTCACTGGACGCTGACTCCACGAAGTTACCTGCGTTGCCTATCATTCAACTAGCGTTTGCTTATGCACTACGTGAACGAGGAGAGACTGGCGGCCAGAGCGCCTCAGAACAGCTTGTAATCGCACGTAATGACTTAGCTAATGCAATAGCACTGGATGCCGGGAATAACGCAGGAGAGCTCGTCTTTGACGTGCTATAGGGGACATCATGGCTAAACCACTACAACCCATAGCAATACAAGCTCCGGGGTTCTACGGGCTAAACACCCAGGACAGCCCTACGGGGCTTACGGAGCAGTTTGCACTTGAGGCTAATAACTGTGTTATCGATAGATTTGGTCGTGTAGGTGCACGTAAGGGCTATCAGTACATAGGGAGCTCTACAGGTGCTATTGTCTCTCTACATGAACACATTAACTCAGACGCAACAAGTGAACTAATATCAACAACAGAGAGTGCTATATACAAAGGCACCACAACGTTAACTGACATAACCCCTAGTGGTCATACAGTCACTGATGGTTTATATAAGTCAGACACCTTGAATAACATTACCTATATGTTTAACAAAGGTGAAAAGCCCGTGTACTTCGACGGTACTACTTGTGCTTTACTTGAGGACCATCCTGACGTATCAGGGACAGTACCTCTTGGTGATATACCTCTAGCCGCCTTTGGTAGACTTTGGGTAGCCAGTGATACCATCCTGTACTTCTCTGATTTACTCCTAGGCATGGCATGGGACACAGGGTCCTCAGGTTCAATAGACGTATCCAAGGTTTGGACAGGTGGTTCAGACGTCATCACAGGTCTAGCGACTCACAATAACTTCTTGTTTATCTTTGGTAGACGTCAGATTATTGTGTACCAAGGGGCGTCAGACCCTGCGACAATGACCTTAGCTGATACTATTGTTAACATCGGCTGTATTGAACATGACACCATTAAGAATACTGGTAGTGACTTAATATTTCTATCGGACACAGGTGTTCGTAGTATCAACCGTCTAATTCAAGAGAAGTCAGCACCAATAGGTGACTTAACGAAAAACGTTAGGAATGAACTAGGAAGTTACTTAGACGCAGGGTATTCATTCAACAGTGTCTACAGTCCTAAGGAAGCCTTCTACTTATTGAATATCAAAGGCGCCGGGATTGTCTACTGTCTTGACATGAGAGGTACTTTAGAGGACGGTAGTAGCCGTGTTACTAAATGGGATTCCATTAACCCTCAGTCACTGGTACACAGGACTGTAGAGAATGACGTACTAATAGGCAAGCCCACAGGTATTGCTGAGTACAAAGGACACAAAGACGGAGTAGCCTCAGACGGTACTGGAGGTCTTGCTTATAAGATGTCCTACTTTACCAACTACTTAGACTTCGGTGCTCCTAGTAACCTTAAGATGCTTAAGAGTCTTAAGATAACATTTATTGGCGGTAGTGATACCCCCGTTACACTGAACTACGGCTATGATTATTCCTTTGCTTACAAAAAGAGAGCCTTCGTACTCCCCGAGCAAAACATAGCTGAATTTGGTATAGCTGAGTTTGGCATAGGTGAATATAACCAAGGTATCCTCGTTAATAGACCTAGTGTTAATGCCTCAAGCGCGGGCAGTGTGGTACAACTAGGTGTCGAGGTGGACATCAATGGTAGTCCAATTTCAATTCAGAGAATAACAGCTCAAGCTGTCCTGGGTAGAGTAATATGAGAATTTTAAAGTTTATTAACAGAGGTGACAAATAATGTCAGATTTAACAAATGTCTTAGGAGACTTAGGTGGCGGCATGTTGGCCTATGAAGGGCTTGACAAGGCTAAGGATATAGCCAAAGCGCTCCCTGGTCAAATGTTAACAGGTGTTGAAACTATTGGTGGCATGACGCAACCGTACACTGAGTTCAAACCCTTTACAGTGACTACAGCCACAGGCACAGCAGGTGCTACCCGTGACCCTAACACAGGGGCTCTAAATGTTAACTTTACCCCTGAACAGCAACAGTTAGTCAATCAGCTACAAGCGCAGGCCTCGTCTACCGCGGGCATGATGGGACAAACAACCCCTGAGCAACTAATGGCTCAAATGCAGAGCCTACGTGCTCCTGAGCAACAACGTCAACAGACAGCCCTAGAGAATAGATTAGCGGCTCAAGGACGCTTAGGTGTTCAGACGGCTCAGTATGGCGGTACTCCTGAACAACTAGCGTTAGCCCAGGCACAACAACAACAGTTGTCCCAGGATGCACTAAGCGCTATCTCAGGTGCTCGTAACTTACAACAACAGGACATTGCGAATGTCACAGGATTGCTAGGTGCTTCTAACTTACCTCAGCAACAGTTACAGCAGGCATTCTCTCCGGCACTACAGACACAGAACTTAGCGTCGAACATGGGCTTACAACAAGCGAGTGTCTTAGGTCAACTAGGTCAACAATACATTAGTCAAATTCCAACAAGCGCCGCGTTACAAGGCGAGTTATCACAGGCGCAAGCAAACACTATTGCCAATGCGTTACTGGGACAGCAAGGTGCTGACGGCGGTTACTCAGGTGTTATAGACGTCTTTGGTGACTTGTTAGGCGGTCTATTTAGTGACGCAGGTTCCGTAGGTGACGGTGTTACCACTATGGGCGGTAATGACGACGTTTACGTATAGGAGACTACATAATGCAAGATTTAACTAAAGGTTTACTTAACCTGAACATTACTCCTGAGCAAGGACGTCTT